AAGATTAACGCTTACCGCCTTGGCCATTGTGCCGTCGGCCGTGGATTTTCCACCGCCGGTCGTGCTTGTTGGTCGTCTTACGATAGCGCCCCGGCCGCCGAGAACGCTTCGGCGGCATGTAGGAAGAATCGACTTTCTTAGCCACGGGCGCGCCGCTCCTCTTTTAGGATTTCCCGGTACGCCTCGAACATGATACGCAGTTGACCGCTGATCGTGCGGCCTTGGTCGCGCGCCATGATCTTGATCTCTCGGTATACCTCGATGGGCACGAGGATCGATTTCCACTTCGTTGTATCCATCTGGACCTCCTACAACTGAGTAGGAATATATACGATATGACGCGCCCGTCAAGAAAAAACCCCGCCGAATTTCTTCGGCGGGGAGTTTAGGGAGGAGCCATGATGGGGGAGCCGCGCTGGCACAGCTATGCGGCCTCCCCCCAACTTGGTCCTATCTCTATATCACACAAACTCGGCACTTCCAAGGGCACCGCCGACTTCATTATCTTGGCGATCTCCATCGCTTCGTCCATGTCCTGCACCGACATCGCGATCTCGTCGTGTATCTGGATCAGCGGAATTCGGCCTGTGGCGTAAATGTCCACCATCGCCTTCTTCGTCATGTCGGCGGCGGACGCTTGGATCAGCCGGTTCAGCGCCTTGTAGGTGTAGGCGCGCTTGAGACGGGTGGTATCGCCGTACTCTTGAATCGCCTCTCGGTACGGCAGCGCCTTGTTCATGCCAAAGGAGGCTGGTTCCCACAGGTCGAAACGGCACTTACGCCCGAGGATCGAGCGGATCGAGCCGCTGCTCGACTTGTCGTCAAGCCTGTTCATCACGCCGTTCATCAGGCCCTTAACGAAAGGAACGCGGTCGTGATACTGGCGGATCAAAGATTTTGCCTCGTCCACGGAGATGTCTAGCTCGTCCGCCAGCTTGTTGACGCCCATGCCGTACATCATGCCGAGGTTAATCGTCTTGGCCTGCTTGCGGGCTATCTTTGCCATCTCGGCGACCATTGTATGGAAGTCTGTGCTGGGGTCCTCGTTGTAGCGCGACACAAACTCAGACGCGCCGGTCAATTCGACTCCTTTGCTCCGCCCATAGACGTGTGCGTAGTGCACGAGGATACGTGGCTCTTGCTGCGAGAAATCGATAGCCGCCCACTGCTGCTCTTCTTCCGGCAGGAAGAGCGAGCGGATCATGGGTCCCAGCTCTGGATCGCGGGCCGGGATTTGTTGCAAATTCGGGTTGTTCATCGAAATACGGCCCGACACCGTGCCGCCGTCATCCGACCTGATCTGGTTAATGTGCGCGTGGATACGGCCGTCGCTATGACAGTGCGACAGGATAGTCGAGATGAACGTGCCGCTGACCTTGTTGAGATTACGCGCTCTGGTTATGAGGCGCGGAAGCTCGTGAGGATGGTCTGACAGGAACGCCTTTGTGAAGGACGGCGCGCCCTTCTCTGTCTTCGGGTAGTCGATACCGACCGCATCGAACGCCTTCGACAGAGACTGGGCTGCCCATATCTCGATGTTGGCCCCGGTCAGTTCCTTGATCTGCTTCATCACAGCCTGCTCCTGTTTCAGGATGTGATTTCTGGTCCGTTCCGCGCGGTCCAAGTCCACTCGGACGCCGCGCCACGTCATGTCGATCAGGACGGGGAGCAGATCGAGTTCGAGATTGGCAATCGGCCAAAGCTCTTCCTTGCCGAGTTCCACGGAGAAATAGGACCAGAGTTCCAGCGCCAACTGGGCGTCGTTCTCTGCGTAGGGGCCGACGAACTGGGCCGGCATCTTCCACATTTCTGCTTTTGGATCGAGGCCGAATTCCCGAGCGGCCTCTATCAGGCCCTTCTCCGATTTAGTCTTGTTGAGATAGTCGTAGCTCAACGAGTTGAGGGAGTAGCTGAAACGGTTTTCGTCAAGAAGGGACGCGATGACCATCGTGTCGATGATGCGGCCGTTTAGGGTGAAACCCATTCGGCGTATCCAGCCGGCGTCGTACTGGGCGTTGTGCATGATCTTGTCGGCGGGACACTCGAAAACCCTTTTGAGCCACTTGCCAATCACGCGCTCGTCCACGTTTCCGCCGCCGAGATCACGCACAGGGACATAGCCGCGCCAATCTTCTGTAGCGATGGCGTAGCCCACCACCTCGCCGTTCCCCGTGGCCCAGCCGGGGCCACGCGTCTTGATGTCGGGGTCTCTCGTTTCGACATCGATTGCGATGCGCTTCGCCTGCGTTAGGTCAGGATATTCAGCGTGGGGGACCCACTCGGATTTCGGCGGGAACATGGCCATTTGAAGGGTCATACCAATTCCCCGCCGAGGGCTGAATAGCCGCAGATATCAATCCAAGAGTCGTCATGGTCAGGGCTCTTTGCGAGCCGCGCCATCTTCACCCCGATCATACACAGAGCTACTTCTTTGGTGGTGACCGGTCTATTGAGGATGACGGACCAGATGTCGGCGATATCCATGAAATTTTTTTGGGCATCACCGTAATCCTTGTTTCGGTCGTGGTTAATCAAACGACCCGCTTCCGACAAGAACTCATCTCTGGTCATATGTTGTAGCTCCGGCTGTAATCTTCTGGTTCTACGAGGAACAGGTTTTCTTTTGTACGGGTTACCCCTACGTAGAAGACCCTGTGTAGATCATCCGCATCGACTTGTGCGGCAGCCTCGGCGGCAGGTGACAAATCGGTCAGTAGAACGACATTGTCAGCTTCGCCACCTTTTGATCCGTGGATCGTGGATATTGTGATACGGGGAGGAGCATTGAACTTTTCCCCTCGGCGCAGTAGCGCCACAATATAAGCTCGTTCTCGATCCGGCAACAAATCCATAGCGTCGTGCCAAATCATATCGCGATCTGCCAGAAGGCCGTGATGCGTGATCAGCGTTTCGAGATCGACGGCGGCGTCATCTTCGAGCGTGGTCAGTTTCTTGAAACCGCGTTGTATCCGGTCGCCTGTAGACATGAAGCTGTAGACGATACGGGCTTCGGCCCCCGTAATTTTGTAGTCCTTCCGCAGGCGCTCCCATGCGTTGACCGCCGTGCTTATCTTCTCGGGAATGGACCGACGGCCGCGATCATAGAACAGCAGACCGAGACCCCTTAGCTCTCCCGCAATCGAGTTGAGCATGTAACCGGCCTGCGCGAGGATCAGCCACGTGCCCTCGTGCATGTCAATTTCCGACACCGTGGACACACGCTGGATGCGGCCCTTCTCGGGGCGCGGTCTATACTTCTTGGGATATCGGCGCACGATGCGCTTGGCGATGGTGTCCGCGATCTCGTGCACGGCCCACGGCACGCGGTAGGACTGTTCGAGGACCTCGGCGCTACCTTCGAGATTGATGAAGTGGTCAACGTCTGCGCCGGCCCACCGGAAGATAGCTTGATCATCGTCACCAGCGGCGTACATCCGCTCAGAATGGGCGTCCAGTATGTGGGCGATGTCCCACTGTAGTGGGGACAGGTCCTGCGCCTCATCGAGGAACGTCAGCTTGAACTTCGGGCAGACCTGCGCTTGCTGCTCTATGAAGACACTCAGCATGTCCGTGAAATCGTAAAGCCCGAACTTGTTCTTGTACTCGGTCAGGGCCTGAGAAACGAACTGGACGAGGTTCCAGTCCTCCCACAGGTTGCTGCTGTTGTACTGCTCGCGCAACTCCACTTTTCTCAGGCGCGCCAGACTGATGAGGCTCAGAATCGGATCGTTCATCTTCATGTTGAAGATATCGTCGTCCGCAGAGTCCGCTACGTTACGAAACGAGTATCCGATCACTGCCGCTAGGTCACGGTAGTGGTTTGCCTGCATGACCTGTTCTGTCCGGATGCCAGCACGAGCCAATGCCAGACTATGTATCGTCCGGAAGAAAGGCAGGTCCTTATCCGGGTCGAGGTTGAAGCGGGATGCTGCCCGCTCCTTTGCCTCGTTAGCTGCTTTCCGCGTGAAGGCAAGAAACGCTATGCTGTCTGGCCGGATGCCGCTCGCCAGAGCGTCATCCACCATATTAAGCAGCGTCGTTGTCTTCCCTGTTCCCGGTGGTCCGAATATTCGGAACATTCTGAGTCCTTTTCTTGCTAACGATCTGGCGCACGCGCTCGCGCGTCAGCCCAAACCGCTTGCCAATGGCTGACAGGGTCATGAGTTCATTTTTCCAGAGATGAACGATCTCCTCGTCCCTATTCATCAGAAAGGAACCTCCTCGTCGTTGAAGTTTGGTCCATCGAACTCGATGTCGGCGAAGCCGTATGCCGGGATCGCCCAGACACGGATAGGCCGCCCCTTGATCTTCAGTAGGACGCTCTGACCGTTTATGTCGCGCAGGCGCTGGGCAATCTTGTGGCTCTTGAACTCGAAGAATTTGTTCTTCCGCAGATGCGCCTCGAAGTCGCGCAAGCGGAAGTAGGTGATCTTCTGCTCCTCGTCGGTCCAAGGCCGGCGGAGCAGAATCTCTTCCCTGTCTTGAGCCTGCTGTAGGTGACGGCAGAACTCTTCGAGGTAATCGTAGAATTGACCGTTAATGCTGGCATCCTCGGCGACCTCTACGATAGCGCTTTCGTTGTCGCGCATCTCGGTCATCAGGGTGCCTATACGCGCTTCCCAGTTCTGCTTGCTCATTGTGCCGGGCATGAAGTTTAGCTGCTCCATGCAGGCGCGCTGGAAGGCCTTCTGTTCGATTAGAGCGTCTGTGTCGAGTTCGAGCGGCTCACCGTTCACGTCTATGAACCAGACGGGCGGTGCCGAGTTGTACTTCCGCAGATTGCCGACAAGGGCGTTCTGCGCGCCGCCCCCTACACCAAACTTTCGCGTGCGGCAGAGAACCTTATCGCAGTGGGCGTTGATCGGCGCATCGCTGCATTTATATGCGTAGTCCTTGCGGCCTAGCTGTTTGGCGATGATGTTGACTTCGCTGAGAGGAAGCGGTGGCTCAAGATACGTGAGGTTATACGTGAGGATTTCCGTTTCCCAGCTATCAGGGAACGCCTTGCGGAGGTAGACGCCGATATTGAACAGGCCGTTGTTGCGGCCGCCCTCGCTGATCTTATTCGCGCAGATTATCTGTAGACACGGCGGCGCGCCTGTCCAAGACGACTGACTGTCGTCCGTGATCTGTAAGGCGAGAAGCGCCTCTGGTGTTAGGGCGTGAGCCTCGTACAGCGAGAAGAATTCATCGAGCGTCGCCGCCGTGCCGTCATCGTTGATGGCATAACGGAGGCCTTCCTCCGCATTGAAGTAAGGCAGGTTCAGGAAGTTTCCGACATCGCCACGGTCCAACCGCAGGGCGACCTGCTTGGGGAAAATCTCGCTGCCGCCATACCCCAGCGCCGCCGAAACCTGCTGTAAGGTCGTCTGCATATCCTTGGCCGATACCCGGCCACGGATGAATACGAAACAATGCGCGCCGCCTGACTTCGAGCGACACACGATGATCGGCAGCTTCATGCGCCGAATCTTCTCGACAAGCAGCTTGTGATCGAGGGGATACTGGTCGATGTCGATGCAGCCCCACCGACATTCGTTATTCTCGTCAATAGGAATTATGCCAAGCGAGCGTTTGCCAGCGAGGTGTTCCTCCCAAGTGCGCGCGGTCCGTGGTTCACGGACGATACCGGCTCTTCCCGTATTTTTGCCATTCGCAGCAGTCTTCTCGATGACGAACGTGCCATGCGCGGCCTGAAGACCGTCGAAAATGGCAGCAAATTTTTCTGCTGACATCTCAACCCCGAGAGAGTAGCGGGGGCTGTCGCCCCCGCTTTATGATCAGAACGGCACGTCGTCGTTATTGACGGTACGAGTCTCGCTCTCGTGCTTTACGACGACATCGCCGGAAAGCACGCTCTCAGAGAACGCCTTCGCACGGAGGTAAACGGCCATGTCCTCGACCGGCCCTTCGCGCGACATCTCCCAGCCATGCCAAGAACCCTTCGAGTTCTCTTCGCTGGCAGACTTGACACGATACACGTGGCTGAAGCGCGGCGGCGTGAACGGGCCGTTCTTCCCCTGCATCGTCAACGACTGGATCATGGAGTTCCATTTTCGGCTCTTCTTTAGCTGCGTGGACTTCATCGCCATGAGCGCCGTCTCGACGGTGCCGTCATCGTTGAGGATCAGCACGAAATGCTGATGCGTCTCCTCAATGTACTCACCGCCGCCGCCGACAACGTATTCCTTGTTGTCATCCGGCGACCGCTGCGTCTTGGGGATATTATCCCCCGGCGCGTAGATAGCCGACGGCGCTCCACTTCCAGAGCCTCGGGGCGCCCACTGGATGAACCGACGCATGTAGGCACACGGGATAACACGGACACCGTCCTTGCCCTTGTACACCGCACCGGACACGGTGTTGTAGATGTCGCCCTTACGCGCTTCCTCAAGCTCGTCAAGGATGGGGTCAAGCCCTGACAGAATTTTGAGGAACGGCAGGGCGAGGTCATCGACACCCATGTTCTGGTTGCCGGCACCAGCATCTGCCTCAAACATCGACGCATCGAATACTGCGACAGCGTTCTCTTCCTTCTTCGCAACCTGTTGCGTAGCCATGTTACTTGCTCCTCTTGATAGTAGCGCGCTGTCCAACGAATGCGCCGAAAAGTTCCATTGGGAATTCATCCCCATTCTCGCAGCGCTCTTTGACGAAAGCGCGTAGCGTTTGGGGGTGAATTTCTGTCTTTTGTTCGGGCAGGTAGCCCTGCTGCTCTGCGAACGACGCAAACGCGCTAGCTTGGTCATCCTCGCCGCGCCCGAACGAACACGTGACTGAGTTCTTGATGATATCGTCATAGCCGTTCTCCCTTAGCCAATCGTAGGCCGCTGGCCTGTTATCGACCAAGATCGAAGCGCCGTATGTCGGTCGGACCTCTATCTGAGACCCGTCATCGAGAGCCAGCTTGGAGAGACCCATCTCGGAGAAGATGTTAGGAAGCTCCTCGTCTGTCAGCTTGAGCATCAGACGCTTTTCTTCCTTGAGCAGAGCCTCAAGCTCGGCTATCCTTATCTCCTTGTCCCGGATTTCTCTCGCCAAGCGAGCTACCGTAGTTAGCTCTCCTTGGTCGATCTTATCTACGGAAGAGGCGGCCGTAGCCTCAAAGTCCTCTTCCATCTGTGACAGAATGTCTGTCATTGCAGTCTCCTTCGTCGTTAAAGGCTCCTGTCGGGCCTTGACAATCCCCTATATAATTCGATATTGTTCCTGCGTCAACAGGAAATCGCATCATGTACGAATTCGAGACGAAGCCGTTCCAGCACCAAGAGGACGTGTTCCGTGGTTCGTGGTCCGCGCCGTTCTATGCACTGTTCATGGAGATGGGGACCGGCAAGTCCAAGGTGGCCATCGATACCATCGCCGCGCTCTACGAGGACGGGAAAATCAACGCCGCTCTTATCGTCGCGCCAAAAGGCGTCTACGACAACTGGGTGCGCGGTGAAATTCCAATTCACATGCCGAAGCGCATCGAGAGGCTCGTGGTCCGTTGGACGCCGGCCAAGACCAAGAAATTCGAGGAGGAGATTGCAGGGCTCATGGACCACGGTCCACGGCACTTGCGCCTGTTCGTCATGAACATCGAAGCGCTGTCCACGCCTCGTGGTACGGCTGCCGCGCTAAATTTTCTCAAGCGTTATCCCGATAACATCATGGTGGTGGACGAGAGCACGACAATCAAGAGCCGCACCGCGACGCGGACGCGTAATGTTGTGGCGCTAGCGGCGTACACCAAATATCGCCGCATCCTGACCGGATCGCCGATTACGAAGAGCCCCCTCGATCTTTACAGTCAATGTCTGTTCCTCGAACCGAAAGCCCTTGGCTACAATTCGTACTTCGCCTTCCAGAACAGGTATGCCGTAGTACAGCGCCGTGCGATGGGGCACCGGTCGTTCCAAGAGGTCGTAGGTTACCGCCGGCTGGACGAGTTGTCGGAGAAGCTCGACAAGTTCAGCAGTCGCGTTCTGAAGGAGGATTGTCTCGATCTTCCGGAGAAGCTCTACATACGGCGCGATGTGCCACTGACCGACGAGCAGAAATCTCTGTACCTACAGATGAAGAAACTGGCGCTGGCCATGTTCGACAACGGCGAACTGGCGACAACGGCTAGCGTTTTAACGCAGATCATGCGGCTTCAGCAGATTTGTTGCGGGTTCCTGACGCCAGACGATGGCGTTACGCAGGAGATACCCAACAACAGACTGAGCGAATTGCTTGATATCTGCGACGAGCTTCAGGGCAAAGCTATCATCTGGGCGACGTGGACACACGACATCCAGAAGGTTGCCGAGGCCCTGCGCGACCGCTTCGGGCCCGAGGCGGTCGCAACCTATTACGGTGATACGCCACAAGATGATCGTCAGATCACCGTCGAGCGGTTCCAAGATAAGGATAGCCCGCTGCGGTTTTTTGTGGGTCAGCCGCGCACCGGCGGATACGGCATTACGTTAACAGCCGCAAACACAGTGATCTACTATTCTAACAGCTACGATCTGGAGATACGGTTACAGTCCGAGGACCGCGCACATCGTATCGGTCAGCGGAACGCCGTGACCTACATAGACCTGATATCGCCCGATACGGTCGATGAAAAGATCATCGGCGCACTACGCAACAAGATCGACCTCGCCGGCCAAGTCCTCGGTGAGAATGCCAAGCAGTGGCTTATCTGACCGGGAAGAAGCTGCCGATACCGCCTCGTACAGCGCCACCGTTTCGGTAACCACGGGACGCGAACGACGTTACAGCACCATACGGGCTGTAACCCGGATCAGCCTCGAAACCGAACAAGCCGCCCGGATTGCCGTAGTCCACGCTTGGTGCAGTTACGGATGGTGCAGTTACGGATGGCGCGCCTAGTCCGCTTATCGCGTTACCAATAGCATTGGACGCCGTATTGGCTACGTTGGTGGCCGTGTTAATTGCGTTACCCACAACATCGTTCGGCGCTACGAGGCTGCCAATGCCTTCAAGACTGACAGACGGTGCTGTCCCGAATTCTGCGCCGGGAACGGCCGTTGTGCTTCCGAGAGCGATGTTCGGGCCGCCGAGGGCGTTATACGCAAAGCCAGTTCCCGGTACGCCGATTGCCGACCCGAAAACGGCCCCCGGATTAACGGAATAATTCGTTTGTTCCGTTAGCGTCGGCGTAACGTAGCTCCGCGTATCAAATGGCGTGAAAAAGTTGACGAGGTCCTGCATGAAGCTGGTTTCTACGGCGACATTTTCGGGGGCCACACCCGTTATGGATTCTTGCGTACCCGGCGCGCCACCCATACCTACGGCAGCCTCCGCCATTTCTACGTCGACAGGTTGATCTACCGCAGGGTCTGTACCGAGATATCCGCCGGCATCCCCGGAACCACTCCCGCCACCATCCCCGCCAAGCAGAAGACGACGCGCACCGAATTCGTCAGCGCATTCAACACCCGAATAGATGTCGTTCAGACCGTCGCACCACGGGGACCGTCGTTTATAGAACACAGCTTTCTCTCCTTAATGCGATGTCCGTACAATGTCCGTACACGTAGTTCAAGCGGTTACCGACATTACGCCGAGTAAATGCGCCGTCCTTCTTGTACAGGCTGATGTAACGATCCGTAAGGTCCCTCTGCACCTGACGGGCGATCTTGAAGCCGTTCTTATACGGCGCGATCATGTCGATTACGTACAAGGTCCCAGATTCGTGGTCCGTGAACCAGTCTTCGGGCCGTATCTTCCGCGATCCAGTAAGGTAGCCCGTCGCAGCGTCGGTCGTGAGGAAGGCGTGCGAATAGAGGCCCACGGGCCGCGTGTCGTCGTAGAACACCGTCAGCTTATCCGCTTGGATGGCGGGGAGGATCAGGCGCTCCAGATCATGGACATACCACTTCCTGTGGATGTCAGACTGGAGCATCAAGCTGATCGCATCCCCGATCATCCCATCAGGCTCCCGATACCCTGCTGACGGATCATGCCTGACGCTAGGTCAGACGGAAAAAGTGCCGCGTACTGCGCTCTCGTCGCTGGATTGGGTGGTGCCGTCACCGGGGGGACCGGTGGTATCGGCGCAGGACGAGCCGCAGTAGCGGCGGGTGCGGCAGCCGCGACTGTCGTGGGACGGACAGTTGCGGGCTGCTGCACGGAGCTTTGTTTCCCGACAGGGGCTGTTTGTGGGGCAGCGGGTGTCGTTTCTGCCTCGGGTGTCGTTTCTGCCTCGGGTTCGTACCTCTCGCGGGTCGTCTCCCGCAACGTGGCGGGAATAGCCGGTTTGACGGAGCGCGTGATAAAGTTACCGAACGCTTCGGCCACCCGTAGGCTCAGGCGCTCTCTTTCCTTTTTGGTTTTGGGGTTACGCATCATCATAGCTAGTTTTTCCGGGTCTCTCATCAGCTCTGACATAACGTCGAGTTTCATCATACCCGGTATCTGGTTGAAGACGCGTCTAGCTGCTTCCGCGCCACGGCCAGAGGCTATGATTGCGCCAGCCCCGCTACCACCGCTCAATAGACTGTGCGCCCGGCTACCGGCCGCAGAACCGACTATAGAGACATAGAAGTCCATGATTGGTCCGGCCTTATCAACCAATTGACCGAGAGAGCCGGAAGCCTCCGCTGCTTCAAATCGGACCATCTCCGTGAGAAGGGTTTTGAGGTTGTCTAGCTCGGGTGCGCTTATAACCCCCCGAGACTTCATCCATTCCGCTAGAGAGAGACGGCCCTCTGAACCTTTCATCGGTTTATATATCTGATCATAGAGGGCACTTGGACTGAACGTGCCGCCCGTGATACCCGCCTTCGTCGCGGCCCATTCTAGGATAGCGGATTTCATGCCCGATATTGCCGCAGTACGCTGGTCCTCCGGTAGGTCAGGGCTATTAACGACCTTGAATAAACGATCCAGCCCACGGCGGGGAGCCTTCCCGCCCACAACACTAGATATCACCGTGGTCGGACTTTCTGCGCCGAGTAGCCGGCCATTTACTGTTCTAGGATTTATAAGATCGTAGAAGCTACGTTGAGCCATCTCTTCCTGTAGCCGTGCTTTGTTTAGAGTGGTGGTCTGGTCAAGAAGGACATTGGCCCTCTCTGCATTAAGCAAGTCGGCTTTCAAGTCTGGGAAAAGATCAAGTACCTCTTTATTTTCCTCGATTGATTTACGTAGCTTTGCGGGATCAATCTGGCCCGTGTCCAGATCAAAGGCAGATGCCCGTATATTACGGAGCACTTTCTGCGTTACGGACTTCACCGACCCCGTTGTTTCTTCTGCGCCTTCTAAACCTTCTCTAAGGGCAAAACGGCCAATATCGTTGATCTGCTTCAGACGTAGATACGTCGGGTCATTACCACCTTGGAAGATACGTTTCGCCAGCAACTCCGGCGCGATTCGCTCCTCGCCGGTCTTCGCTGTAGCGAGAGCCTTACCACCAAACGCCCTTGTATAGGTGTCGTTCAGAGCCTTCGTGTACGCCCTTGCCAGATCGTAAGCTAGCGCGAAGTTTGAACCCGGCTTGAACAAATCAGCCTGCCCCGTCAAGGACTGCAAGTCGTCCATCATCGCATCAGCCATCTCATAGGCGATGCGCGCGTTATTTTCTTTGCCGGCGGCGCTTAACTCACGGCCCATCTGAAGAGCGACACTCCGCATCTTGATAAGCTCGGTCGTTCTCAGATCATCGCTTGGTGGTATAGGGTTTCCCTGCGCGTCAAAGGTATAACCAAGCTCTTGCTTTTTTCTGGCCGCAAATTGGCCTAATTTAGCAAGGCCCTCCGTGACGTAGTCTTTGGCTTCTTGCGGCAGACCATCAAGGTCATCCCAATACTTCAAGAAATTAGGCATTGTCGCGGGGTCGGTAGGGATGACGACCTCGGGAACACGACTCCAAACCTGACGCTCTTTTTGGCGAGCGAAGTCTAGGCTCTGAGCCACCGTATCATACAGACGTTCAGAGAGCGCGATGTTGGATTCAGGCGTATCCCCTCTAACCCGGTAGAAGGCCGTCAGGACGGTATCAGATGCACGAGCAAGGTCATCGATCATCTTTTGCTCAAAGATGCCCGCTGCCATATCGGCCGCCGCCTTCATTGCCTCTTGGTCGCCCGTCTGAGCCATCGCCAAGATGACATTTTTCAGTGCCTGTGTGGAGGCCTTCGCCGCCGCTATACGCTCCCCGCCAAGGCCTGAACCTATTTGGTCGAGCGACGCCTCGATGGCCAGAAGGGTTGGGCTAGCTGCTTTCATACCGGCGGTCTGGAGAATGGGCTTGCCGCTATCGTCTACAAGGTACTGCGCTAGTTCCTTCGAGGCCAGACGTTCGATGATGGCGTTTACGTCCTCTCCCCCCTGTTCAAGAAGAGTTATGATCTTCCTTACCGCCTCTTCTTGCCGTGCGCGCTGGCCAAAACCTGCCCCCGCCGCGACCCCCTCAAGACCCCCCGATTTGTATCGCTCGGATACACCTTTGAAGAGTTCTTTAATCCTCCCGAAATTACCGAGAATAGCGGTGGCCGGCTGGGCTAATGATGCGGCTGTCGCGCCACCGAGTAATTCTAACCCGACACGGGACCACGCCCCGCCGGGGGCGTACTCCTCCGCAAGACCCGCACCGAGGGTTTGGCCCGTTCCTATAATTCCTTCCGCCAACGTGGTGGCGATGGGTGCAGCACGTGCCGCTTCCCCAGAACCGCCGACCATTCTGGCCGCGGCGTCCGCGAACCGAATTGCTCTGGTGGGGCGCACGGGGCCAACGGCAGGCCTACTGGCTAAGTTGGCTACGTTAGCCAGATATTCCGCAGTACCCAAGTTGACTTTCGACGGCAGCATAAAGGGGAGGGCCAACCAAGCCAGCGCCCCCATGCTGGTCTTACCCATTTCATAGGCAGCGGTATGGCCCGGTAGGATCGGGCGTTCTTTGCCCATGAGCTTATCGGTTATATACTCACCGCCAAACTGACCGCCTAGAGCACCAACAGCGCCTCCGGCACCCACAACTACTAACTTCGCCAATGGGTGCGCCAAATAAGGCGTAGCGAGCGCAGCGGCTCTTCCGCCCGCAAGCGCGCCAGAAAAACTCAGCACCGAGGGGATTGCCGCTCTTTGAACACCTTCAAAGAAGGTGGCTCCCTCAATAGGGCGTCCCTCAGAATCTTGAGCAAAAGCGCTAACTATCTGCTCATCGCTCATGGCCCTTTCTCGCGGGGACAGGTTTGCGGTCTCCGGCATCCTGTCAAAATACCCCGCCGTTCCGTCCCGAAGACCCTTGTACGAGAAAAGAGCAGGATCAATCCCCACGCCGACCTCTCCCGCTATCACGGAAGCAATCTTGCTCGCCGGGTCCCCGCTCTCAGATGAGAACAACCCAGTGAAATAGTCTAGTTGGGGTTTATCCAAGGTCACTGGAAAAAGTTCAGGTAGGGGCTGCTGTTCCCCAACGGGTTCCTGCGGCTCTGGCTGCGGCGCGGGCTCTGGCTGCGGCGCGGGCTCTGGCTGCGCCCCAATGGTGACCTGAAGCGGCTTCCGCTCAGGTGGGGACACATTTTCCAGATACTGGAGGACCGGATCAGTTTCAGCCATTGTTAATGACCCCTACTCTTAGCGCTTACGGCTGTTTCTGGCGTAGCAAATTTTGGAATGCGCCTACAGAGGAGCCGCTTTTTGGTGTAGCTGATACCGGAACATCTTCCAGCAACGACAGAAGCCTATCGATCTCGGTATTGTTCATAATGGCTTGGTCTATAGACTCGGCGGTTGCCATCGGGGATTGGATACGTTGGAGATTGCTCCTCCGTTGAGAGAGCGCAAGGTTCTTCAATGTCACAAGTTTCTTAGCTTCGGTCTCTGGCGAGGTCCAGAACCGGTCTGGGTCGGGGAATAGTGTACCAACTTGTGCCATTTCTGCGACAGGGAACTTGTTGTTGACGACTAGCGCAGAACGACCAAGTATCATTACGCCGCGCAGGTAGTTGGCGTTCTCAGGGATTTTCTCGAAGACCTCGAACGGAGTTAGACCGCCTACAACGGCGTTAACGAAAGTGCCTATCCGCGCATACGGGCCGGTGGCTGTCCTTGCAGAGTACATAGCGTCGCGGACCAAGTTCAGGTCGTTCTCAGAGAGCATCGTCGGTTTTTCCGCCGTGCCCCCACGCATGGGACTTACTCCCGCCTGATATAGACCTAACTGCCGGTCCATCTCATCTAGGGCCTCTCCGGCTACGGCCTGCATATGGCCCTTCGCAGCGTAACTTGCGGCGTTTTCCGGGCTCAACGGCGTAGCAGTACTTGGGATTTCTTGGGTAACCCCATTTTCATCAACGTAGCTGCGACCCTTGTTGTAACTGAGGTATACCTTTCCATTCGGCAGTCGATACGCGGTCGGGGTCACGACGGCGTCTGTACCGATATTCGATATGGTGAATCGGCTTGACTGGTTATCTACGTTGTACCGGTTGATACGATTGACCGCCGCCATACCCTCCGTTGTATTGAGGTCAATGATCGTCTTCGTACCGTTGTCCGCGTCGCTAAGGACTCTGTAATCGGGATTAATCTTCACGTCCTTTGGTATAACGACTTTTGCTTTTCCATCCTCTATCACGACGAGTTTGCCGTCCACCGCCATATACTCTGGCTTTGTGGGGGCCGTGAATATGGGGGTGGCTTTGTTGTTCTCACGATTAACAACAACAATGTTGTCCCCGAATTTAATTATCTCGTCTTGCTTGCGTGTGCCTCGCAGCAGAGATTGGGTTTCCGGGGGGAGTTTGTTAAACTCATCCGGGGTCATACCGAACTTACCAAAGAAATCTTTCTCGCTCACGGTATCCGGTACGCCGAAGTAAGAACCGGGATTTTCCGCCATGAGTTTCTTGGCGGCCGCATAGTCAGCCGGGTTATTCACATTGAATACCCCCAGAGCAACGCCCTTCGAAGAAACTACGGTCTGTGGTTTAACCTCTTGTGTCTTCGCCCGCTCCCTAGCGACAGCCTCTGCCCTATCCGAAGCCGCCTTCTGCTGCTGTAGTAGAGAGGCCTCTGCCGCCTGTATCGCGGCCAGATCAAGCTGCCGTTCTGCCGCCCGCTGCTGACCAGTGAGGGCCGTGATGTTCTCGAAGGTCTTGGCCTCTGCCGCCGCGCGGGCAAGGTTCTCCGCCGGGCTGCCGCCGCCAGTGCCGGCCCACTGAAGGCCCAGCTTGGCAATTTCAAATAGAATACTGGCGTCGCGCTGCTGCTTGGCCTCCTCCGGGTCGCCGAGGATGGTGCGATACACGTCCTTCTTCTCGGCGAAAACGTCCTTCAGCGCGGGAACCCCCGCAATCATACCCGGAAGGGCAGGCTGCGCTTCTGCTGCCGACTGCGCTTCCGCTGCCGACTGCGCTGCGGCTGCCGGAACGGGAAGAGGGAGGCCGCGAGCCTGTGCAGCCATGTTTGCGCGACCAACCACCCCCTGTTGAACAGATGGCGGGAGTCCCACACGCGGACCAATATACTGATCCGGGAACCCAGCTACCCGGTTATCATTCTGCGGTGCGAAGTACTGGACTTCGCCGCCCCGGCTAAAATTTGCGGGCGGCTGGCTGCCAGCCTCCTGCATCATGGGCCCCGCCGGCATCGGTTCGGGAACCGAGGCTAGAGACATGACGCCTTCGGCCATATCCCCCTCAACCGGGGTCGTCATTTCTTCGGCGGCCAGACCGCCGATCCCCTCGTCAACCGCCGCCATCTGCATGATCGGCTGGACCAAGGCCAGAACTGAGTCCGGGGTCTGCTGCGCGTCCTGCTCACCAACCACGTTAGCCAGTTCCGCGCGCCGCTCAGTGATCGTGGCCTGATCACCACGGACCATGTTCATCATCTGCTCAAAATCTTGAGCCGTCTCCGGATCGCCAATATCCTCGGCAGCGGCAGCGAGCATACGCTCCATCATCACCGGGTCGATGTTCTGGGCCATCGCGCCAAGGCCCTGCTGGATCGACTGTGCGCCGGCCGCTACTTCAGGTCCGGGAGCCGTGGGCATCAGTCCGGCGGCAGCTTCCATCGCCATCGCGTCATTGTTCGCGGCCATGCCGCCGTTCGCATAACGATGAACCATCCCGCCGTGACGATAGCCTTCAAGATCGCCACGCGGGGGATAATAATCCTCACCGGGCATATATTGACGGAGATAATCGCCCATCTCCTGCTGCGGGATGCCGCGCGGCAGTACCTGACCCGCGTCCTCAACAACGGGAGCCTGACGACCGCCTTGGATCATCGGTCCGAGGGCCTCGGGCATTGGGATGAAATCACGCTGCTCGGGCATTGGGACATATTGAGGGGCCGGCCGCAGGGGGCCGGTCATGTCGGCCTGCATGCGGCTCAGGGAATCAATCTCGTCCCGACGAGGCGGCCGCCCGTTCATCTCCGTGAAGATACGAATAGCTTGCGCCAAAGCCGCGTCACCGGGGCTGCCGCCCTGCTGCATACGGACGACACCGCCGTTACGGAACATCTGGCGGCTCATTACGTCGCGATTCATCATCCGAATAACCCCGATTTAGCTGCGCCACCAGCGGCGGCAAGACCGGCAATGCCGAGACCAAGATACTGCTGCGCCGGCGAGACCGCAGGGGAAGTTGCCGTCGCGATAGTTTGCTGCGTTGACGGCGCGCCTTTGTAGATATCAGACAAGAAAGACAGCCGCTGGTAAGGCTCGTAAAGCTGCGCCAGTTCGGACTGACGCTGTGCTTCGAGAATAGCCTGCTGCTGGGCCTGCTGCCGAGCACCCATCGTATAGAGCGCTTCCTGCTCCCGAAGTCCAAGGTTCTGGGCCGTCTCACCAAGAGCGGCCTGCCGCAGACCGAGGGTGCCGAGGGCCTCACCGGTCTGAAGACCCATCGTACCGAGCGTCTGACCAGCCTGAAGTCCAAGGCTACCAATCTGCTGACCAGCCTGCTGGCGTCTCAGCATTTCGTTCTGTGCCGCCTGCTGGGCCTGAAGGAAGTTTGCCGCCTGCGCCTGTGCGAGAGCGGAAGCCCGGTTACGGCCAAGTTCGCTCTCCATCACCGCCGAGCGGCTACCGCCGAACGCGCCGGCACCGGCCGCCTGCTGGCCAAGCTGCGCCTGCTGGATGTTGTACGAACGGTTGATTTCGTCAAAAACCGCCTGCTGGTACGGGTTCATGTAACCCGAGATCATCTCCGGCGTCAGAGCGCCCGCGCCGGAAGCCAAAAGGCCCTGCCCTGTACTGACGCCGGGAGCAATATAGCCCGTTGCGGCATCAAGAGCACCAGAAATCGGCGCATAGGCGTCGCCCGTCGTAAAGCCGGCTTCGGTAAGATAGGGCTCGTAAGCCCCAATGCCCGCTTGGGCGGTATCAAAGGCAGCCTGCTGGAGGCCTGAGATGCCCGCTACCTGCTGGACAGGGAGCGTAATCGGCTGGTCGGAGAGCGCTTTGGCGGATTCAAGGAGGCCTAGCTTGTAGGCCTCAACTTCCGGCGCTTCCCGGACAATTTGTTCTTGTATTTCGGCCATTACGAGAGCGCCCTTCCACGCCGTTCGAGGTTTCGCATCATGCTGTACATGTTACGAATTCCACCCCGCATGTTACCATCTGGGCTCGCGCCGCGCACCGCATCCGTCGTCATGACAAACTCGCCCGGCATAAGCATCGCGCGGACGCTGTCCCTGCCCGGAACGCCCTCATCCGGCATGATACCGCCTACCCGACGCGGGTAGACCGCGCCGCCCTCGGCCGCCGCCATCACGGGCCTCCGGAAGGGGGCATATGTCGGTATGCCACGCGGCGCTACGGGAACCGCGCCGAAGGTGGTTGGAACCCCATACGTGACGCCCGTCGGAATAGTCGGGGTGGTGGCAGCAGCGCTAAGTTGGTACTTGTCCCTGTCCGCCGCGAGAAGTTCCGCGCCCGTCGGTCCTTGGGCCAGTTGCAGGGGCGATTCTTCCTGCTTTGGTGTATCAAAGAAGCCACCGGCAGCGGCCGCGCCCAATCCGAGCGCCGCAGTCGGGCCATATTTGCGAAGCAAGCTGGGCGCGCTCTCGGCAACCTTGTCCCTAGCCAACGCTAAAGCAACCGTCGGAGAGGTGCCGGGATTAGCGTCAATGACTGATTTATAAGCCGCTTCCAGCGACATAGGTTTCTGGCCGAACATCGCCGTTTCCGCCGTAGTTAGCGACGGGTTCTTAACGGCGTTGACTAGATCGGAGAAGAAGTCCGACGGCTGCGAGGGGGTCACCGTCCCTCCAGAGAGCGGCGTCCCTCCAGAGAGCGGCGTCCCTCCAGAGAGCGGCGTCCCTCCTACCTGCGGCCGGTAAGTTCCGAGTACAACATTATTCGTTCCGCCCGAGGGCGGCGGAATGTCTGACGAAAGGGTAAAGGTTGGTGCGGGTTCTGGGCCGAAGTTGACCGCCGCATCTCTAACCCCCTCAACGGAGGTGCCAGTTGGTGCTGTCGCTTCGGGCGCAGACCCCATCAAATCTTTATAATATTGACCGCCGGGCTCGAAGAGCGACCCCTCGGTGAAGAATTCACCCGAAGACAGGGTCTTTCCCAGACCCGACGCCGTCTGCGCGAAGCGACCCGCCGGGTCGGTAAACCCGCTGGTAAGGCCCTCCATAAACGAGCCGCCAGACAACGAACTGCTGAGACCCGAGCCAACAGCGCCCACACCACCAGCAACCAGCGCGGACATAGCCGCCTGCTTCAGGTCACCGCCGTTGATCAGGGTCCCGATACCCGAGCCAAGCGCCGCACCGAATACAGGACCCAGCGGCGTTGCGGACAGAACAATCGGCAGAACAATCGGGGCCGCCTTCTTGAGGACCTTGCCGACGCTGCTAACTGCCGATTTGACCTTTTTGACGATCTTCGAGAACCAGCCAAACTCCATAAGGCCCGTCTCGGGATTGAAGGAGTTCGCCGAACTACCGACTACATACTGCTCCGGGTCCTCAATGCCCATCTCGCGCAGATGCGAGAAAATAGACTCACGAAGCTCAGGACTGCGTTCGATCAAGGGCCGTGGTACGACGATCTCGCCCGGTGCAAGGTGAGCCACGAACTGGTCACCGCCGCGCCCATAAGAGGCCATGCGGCGCGCAACATCACGAAATTCCGCGACACCCGCGTCACCGTACACGGACCGCGTTTCTTCGTCCTCAAGCCGCGCGATATCCTCGTCATCCATGACGAAGTCAGCGATACCGCCAGACGGGATGATTTCCTCTTCAAGTTCCTGAGCTACAGCCATCACGCTGCTCCGCCTTTAATAGCTTCAGGTACAGTCACTTTGATTACTATACCCTTAGCCTCGTCCCCAGTCCACGGATTACCGCAATCTGGGCAATTTCCATTCGGATAGCTCAAGATTTCCTCTGGCGTATCCACTAAGTTGTCGCACGTTACACACTTGACAGTAGAACGGCTGGTCGAAGGCGTCCACTGACTACCGTCCGACATAACAATCATACCATCCACCATTCCACGCTCCTTACGGTGTGCTTACCGTGACCGAGCCAACCGATCCGGTTGAACCCGAGCCTGCTACATGCGGGCTAGAAAGAAGAGAAACCTTAACAAAACCATCTACTTGGAAAAGAGAACCCTGCTCAAGGCCGACATCGTTGGTCGGGAGAGCCGTCAACGTAAGCGTCGTACCCCGCATAGCACCCGGCTGCTGTAGCTGGATAATATACGTCGTCAAGAGCCTCACCATATCAGAGAAATAGTCCTTCCGGTATTCCACCGGAGGAACTGCAAATCTAGGTGGGACTAGATCACGCGTACTCATCGGCGGCCGTCCGGCCGGATTTCAAGTCGCGTCGCGCCGAGCCGCCAAGCCACCCCGAGGCCATCCGTCTCAACACGGAGACCAAAAGCGCGCCCTCGCGCCCTAATACGGTTCTGGGTCGCCGTATTCGAGACGGTAGTCGATACAGAACCCGTGTAGCCAGTGCCCGGAAAACGCTCTGTATTGACCGTAAATGTCGCCTGCTGGAGCGCCATATCGCTTGATTTCTCAAAGCTGATGTCCGGGATCAAGCGGCTCGCAAACACAAAATTGTCGCCCTCGGCGATCTCCAGCGGGCTCGACTGGATGTAGGCCGTCATGGCCGAACCATCGTCGTCCGAGCCAATCTCATGCTCATACAGATAACCGTTGAACGCCGCCGCAACAGGGTATGGCTTCAGGCCACGGTCCAGCCACGCAGACCTAGAGAGCGAGCCAAAATACCAAATCTGCTGCTCGTAGTTGTACGTTACATATTTGTTGTTGTTCTCCGAGTCCGCCGACGGGTAGAACCACGTGACCTCTCCAAACGAGGAGTTGACGGAGGCAAACACCTTCTCCGATTGGGTCGTGTTGAAGTCTTGGAACACCGTATCGCGCACCGCGCAGGGCAGCGGAGAAACCTGACCGTCGTACAGGTAGAACTTGTCCCGGCCCATCCAGAAGACCGCGTCTCCTACAGCCACTGCGGCATTGGGGCCGATAATCGTCGTATTCGCGCTGATTTGCGTTAGACCGAAAGTATACGGCGCGCCGATATACTGGAGCGAATGTACTGAAGAATCTGTGATGATTATAATTTCTCGCCGCGTTTCGACGCCTTGCACGATCTCAGAGCCGTTACCGACGATCAAATCACCTGCCGTGTTCTCAGGTGTAGGGGCCCAGTCAGCGGCGTTTTCTTGGTCGGACCAACGAATCAGAAGTTTATCTTGCGTGTTGGTTGCATCCCCATACGCATCGCAACCCAGAGCAATAACGTGTCGGTCACGGTCAGATACCAACATCTGACGTGCGATAGTCGGCGCATTACTGTCTAAAGAGGACAGCGCGACACCGCGCGTAGACAAGAGAGAGTCGTAAGCCCAGTAATATATTCCGCCGTCACGGATGTTGTAGACGAGGTCCTGACCGAAGTTGTCCTGTTTCCATATGCGGATGTTACCTCCGCCCGCTACCACAGTAGCGGCAGAGCCCCACGAACCACGGCTCCATGTGCCCGCGCCCCAGCCCGTACCGGGGACAACGGTGTCGGTACCGACATTGATCTGATAAGCCGCGACGACCGACCCGCCGCCGTTGCCAGTATCCGAGGAGTTAGCGGTGGCCGACACCTGAATGGTGTATTGGTTATCGTTCGGAACCGTAAGAATTTCGTATTCTTGGTTCAGCACCGCTGCGGTTACGTTGCCACCTAGCGATACAGCGTCGCTAAAGGTTACAAAATCACCCGGAATACAGCCGTGTGCGTTGTCCGATACAGTTATCGTTGAGGAACCGTCTACTGCTGCAAAAGTTGCCGTTCCGGTCGTAGTGGCCCGCAAGGGCGTGATGTCGTAGTACGCTTCTCCCACTTCCACATAGAACTTTAGGTTAGTACCGACCCCCATAAGCTCTGTACCGTCCAGCGCTTTCCAATTATGAAGAGAACGGGCAGTACCAAAGATTTGCGCGTTGCTGTATTTGACCCAGCCGCCGATCTTTTCGGGGAACCCAAAGCGAAAGCGCACTTTATCGCTATCTTCCCAGCCGCCTTCATTGGCATAGGAAGTGAATTCTGTATTAATCCCCGGCCGATACTGGAGCTTCGTCAGGGGCATACTTGTCTACTCCGTGGCAGGCCAGTTATAGATCGGAGCGTTACCTGTCGGATCGCCATTCGCGTCTACAGGCGTATCGAAGAGGCCGATGAAGGCATCCAGCGTGGTGCACTGGGTTATCTGATCCTCGATAATCCCGGCAGCCAGACGTACCTCGTTGCGGTACTGCTGAATGTCAGCCGGAACTTCAACACCGGTATCCGCCTTCCGAATATACGCCCAATCGGTGGCGGACAATAGCGATCCCTGCGTCTGCTTCGTCTGGGCAATCCACTCGGTCTTCAGGCCGGGGGTTGATAGCTGCTTCAGGGTAATCGGATCAATAACCGGAATACCTGCATCATCAACCGTCGGAATGTCTTCCAGAGCCTTCGGGACGGTCGTG